TACAAGTCTAAAAAGTTTTATACATAAAAGAGTTGACCAGTCAGGCTACCCTCGATTCTTAAGAAATCCACAGTGGCCTCAAAAAGAAACTCCATATAAAAATATATGGAAGACTGCTCCAGGACAGATATCAAAAATGAATCTAAATACTGGAAGTATAAAATCGTGGAACTTATGGGATTACTATAAAATAAAAAGCGAAAAGTATGATTTAAATGAGTTTAGAGATAGACTAATTGCTAGTGTTAGAAAAATTGCAAAAAGTAAACAAAAAACAGCATTATTTTTAAGTGGTGGATTAGACAGCACTTGTGCATTGGGTATAATCAAAGATATGGATATCGATTTAAATGTGTATATCTGTGATTATGAAGAAAGCAAAGGCAAACACTATTACATGAGAGGATTTAAAAAAGAATCTGATATGGCAGTTAAAACTTGCAAAGAATGGGGAGTGCCTTATAAAAAAGTACTATTAAAAAGAAAAGATGGTAAAGTATTTGGACAGCAATGGCAAGACAATACTCACTACTCTTGGACTGATTGGAGAAGACAAGCACCTAGATATCTTTTAAATAAAACAGCAGCAGCTGATGGGTGTAAAGTAGTAATTACAGGAGATAGTGCAGACGAGTTATTTAGTGGATATAATCATCATGCCAAAAGATTTACAAAGGGGTATGATGACGAGACTCTTCAAAGAGCGCAAGAACAACTAGAAGGCATACCTCCGCATATTTGGTCTGATACTGACCATTTTAATAATGGATTATTATTTGATTTAATTATGACTTCAGAGCAGAATATTCTAGCAACTGACCAAACAGCAGGAATGTTTGGAATGGAATCAAGACCTGTATATTTAGGGCAAAACTTTGTTAGATGGCACTTTCATAAAGATGGTAGAATGAAAATGAAACAAAAAGCAGGTTGGCCTACAGGAACTTACAAATATTTTCTAAGAGAAGTTATGGCAGATTTTATTCCTGAGCATGTAAGAAGTAGAAAAAATAAACTAGGCTGGTCTAGTCCTTGGGATAACAACCACAGACAAGAGACTTTTAAAGATAGAACAGAAGCATTACTAAGACATATTTATTATGAGCAGATTTATGCGGCAGGAGTACATATAGGACAAACAGCAAATAAAAGTGTAGTAGATAAAATGACTACTTGGCATTTTGTTAATGGTGCTTTAGATGGCAAATGGATTAAATTTGATGAAAACAGCAAAAAATGATTACTTATGGATGTTGAGACCAATATCAGAAAAGAGTAGAAAAATTAGAGAACAAGGAAGAAAACAAGATGCAAGAAGGGCAGGAGTAAAAATATGAGTATAGGATTTACCTGTGGCGCTTTTGATTTACTTCATGCTGGACATATTGTAATGCTAAAAGAAGCAAAAGAAAATTGTGATTACTTAATAGTAGGATTACAAACAGACCCTACTATTGATAGGCAGAAAAAGAATAAGCCTGTGCAATCAGTATATGAACGATATATACAGTTAAGAGCCTGTAAGTACGTAGACGAGATTATTCCATATGATACAGAACAAAGTCTATTAGATTTACTAGAAGCTACAAAAATACATCTTCGATTTGTTGGAGAGGATTATGTCGACAGACATTTTACAGGTAAAGGATTGCACGAGATTTTTTATACAAGTAGACAGCACTCTTTTTCTAGTACGAATTTGAGAAACAAGATATATGAAAGCAGTTCTTAGTAACAGAATATACATGAGTGTAAATAAAGATTTGCACAATTCTATCGAAAAGGAACTGACTTATACTATTGCACCTAGAATACCATCAGACCCGCCTTTAGTATTTAAAACAATTCGTTTTATAAAAGAAGGTTTAATTTCCATACCTATTGGAAGAATGGATTTGATACCAGACGAATACGAAATAGTCGATAAAAGAGTTTCAGTGCCAGTAGAACATGAAAAATTTAAGTTTGATTTACGACCAAGCCAAAAGATAGTACATGACGAAGTCCAAGACAATTCTATAATTAACGCTTGGGTAAGTTGGGGAAAGACATTTACAGGTTTAGCTATCGCAGCGAAACTTGGTCAAAAAACATTAGTTGTTACCCACACAACTAACTTAAGAAATCAGTGGGAAAAAGAGGTAAAAAAATGCTTTGGAATACAAGCAGGCAGAATAGGTAGTGGACAATTTAATATAAAAGCCCCTATCTGTGTCGGCAATATCCAAACATTGTACCGACGAATGGACGATCTAAAACAAGAGTTTGGGACATTGATTTTAGACGAAATGCATCATGTCAGTAGTCCTACTTTTACACGAATAGTAGACGAAATGCCTACTCGTTATAAGATAGGCTTGACAGGAACACTCGAACGAAAAGATGGTCGTCATGTGGTTTTTCGTGATTACTTTGGTCACAATGTAATGAAACCACCAAAAGAAAATTATTTAATACCAGAGATTCATATAATAAAATCTGATATTAGATTTTTAGACGGTTCTTTTACTCCGTGGGCGGAGAGGATTAATCACTTAGCCTACAATGAAGAATACGTCCACAGCGTATCTTTGATTGCTTCAAAGTATGCTGCACAAGGTCACAAAGTATTAGTAGTGTCAGATAGAGTTGCATTTCTAAAGGCGTGTGCTAGACTTTGCGGGGACAAAGCTGTATCAATTACAGGAGATATGGAATTTACTGATAGAGAAAAAGTAATGGAGCAAATAAAAGGAAATAAAAATATTTTATTTGGAACACAGTCAATTTTCTCTGAAGGAATATCATTAAATGACTTAAGTTGTTTAGTGTTAGGAACACCAGTAAATAATGAACCATTACTCACTCAGTTGATTGGTAGAGTTATAAGAAAAATAGAAAATAAACAAACTCCTGTAGTAGTTGATATTCATTTGAAAGGAAAGACTGCGGCGAGACAAGCTAATGCCCGAATGGGGTATTATCTAAAACAAGATTACGAGGTAAAAATTTTATGACATCAAAAGAAATTCAGCTAAATATAGAGGAAATGCGTAAAAGCAAAGTGTATTTAGCAACACCTATGTATGGCGGTCAGTGCCACGGACTATACACTAAGTCCTTAATGGATACTACAGCTGTATGTATGACTCATGGGCTTCATTTACAAATTTATTATATGTTTAATGAAAGTCTAATTACTCGCGCTAGAAACTATTGTGTCGCAAACTTCTTAAAAAGTGACTGCGATTACTTACTATTTATAGATAGTGATATAGCGTGGAATGCAATGGATTTAATCTATATGTGGCATTTATTAGCAGAAAATCCTGAAATGCAAGTTTTTTGTGCATTATATCCAAAGAAAACTATTGCTTGGGAAAAAGTATTACACGCAGCCAAAACTGGAAACTATGATGATAGTCCTACAGATTTAGAAAAAGTTGCAGGAGATATGGTATTTAATGCTTTACCAGAGGCATATCCAAACGGACAAGCACCTGTGTTTGAGCCAGTAAAAATTAAAGAAGGTGCAACAGGATTTATGTTTGTACATAGGTCTGTATTTGAAGAATATGATAAGCACCACCCTGAAAGACTATACACTCCTGACCATTTAAGAGAGGGAGAATTTGAACGAGGTGAACAAATAATGGCATATTTTGATTGTATTATTAATCATCAAAATAGATATTTATCAGAAGATTATATGTTTTCAGAAACTGTAAGAAACTTTGGAGTAGATATATGGGCATTACCATTAGTAGAACTAATGCATTGCGGTAGTTATGTTTACCAAGGTAGTATTGTAAAAATGGCACAAGCTGGTGTTCATGCTACTCTTGACCCAGAGCATCTCGACAAGGTAAGAAGAGGAAGACTACTTGGGGTTGAGAATAAACAAGATGCTCCTAATCCAGGAACTTCAGATGGTACTACACCTGAGAAAAATAGTTCTTGACACACGCTTAAAAATTTGATATAATATATGTTACTATATGACTGGAATAAGATTGTAAAAATAAGCAAAGGAAATGTCAATGACATTATTCAAATCCTTCGTATTATAACTTACAAGATTCAACCTAAAAATTATTATGATAAGACTTTTAAGTTTTATCAGTATCGATTTGGCGGTAAGTCGTTCTTACTGAATCCGAAAGAATTACTTGAAGTCGGTCGAGCATGTAGTGATAAAGAAGTTGCAGAGTATGCAGGTGTCGCGTCCTTTCGCAATTATCACAACTATGTAAATAGTAAAGACACCACACTAGACCTTCTGGAATGTCCAGTTTCAGAAGATATTTTAATAAATAACAGACTGCTTGAAATAAAAGATGGTCGGATTCACTTTTGTTTCGAGGAGACATTGAGGAAAACTAATGGCAATAAATTTTAATAAAACCAAGGGCTCAGCCCAAAAAGAAAAAATCGATACTTACAACTATTCTAGTGGTGAGGATCATCATGTTAGACTAGTAGGTGATTTATTACCTAGATATGTCTATTGGATTAAGGGTGAAAACAACAAGAATATTCCTATGGAATGTTTAGCGTTTGATAGAAACTCAGAAACTTTCAATAATGTAGAACATGACCATGTTCGCGACTTTTATCCAGACTTAAAATGTGGATGGTCTTATGCCGTCCAGTGCATTGACTACGCTGATAAAAGTGTAAAAGTTCTTAATCTAAAAAGAAAACTATTCGACCAAATCATAGTAGCGATGGAAGAATTAGGCGACCCAACAGACCCAGTGACTGGTTACGATATTCATTTCAAAAGAAAGAAAACTGGTCCGCAGGTGTTTAATGTTGAGTATCAACTACAAGTTCTTAAGTGCAAACCAAGAGAACTTGAAGATTGGGAAAAAGACTTAGTTGCAAATCTAAAGTCTATGGACGATGTCCTACCAAGACCTACTGCTGATGCACAGTTAGAGCTTCTAAGAAGAATCAATAACGAAGAAGGCTCTGTTTCTGAAGAAATTTCAGAGGAGTTTGACGTATCATGATTGGAGTAGGTGAGAAGTTTCCTGCATTTACTTTGCAGGGTGTAAATGAACATAATGAGTTCGTGCAAGTATCAGTTACTGAGCATTATGAACCATTGAAACATGACTTTACAGTAGTCTACTTCTATCCTAAAGATTTCACTTTTATCTGCCCTACAGAAATTGCAGGTATGGATATATTAGTTGATGAAGCTAATGTAATCGGTATAAGTGGCGACAATGAGTTCTGTAAATTAGCTTGGAAACAAGATAATGAACTCATTGGCAACATCAAACACTCTTTAGCTGCAGATTGCGGTTTAGGACTGTCTTCTAAACTTGGAATAGTAAACGAAGAAGCAGGTGTTTGCTATAGAGCCACATATATCATAGATAGAAATGATATTGTACAGCACGTAAGTGTAAATGCACTTGATACAGGCAGAAATGCCAACGAAGTACTTAGAACTCTACAAGCAATTAAAGCTGGTGGATTAACAGGTTGTGAATGGCAACCAGGCGAGGACTTCGTTGCCTAGAAACGCATACGATTTTTATCCAACTCCTGAGTGGTGTTACGAAAAACTCCCTATTGATTGGAGTCAATTTAAGACTGCGCATGAACCATGCAAAGGAGATGGCAGAATAGTATCTTTTCTACAAAACAAAGGAATCAAGACTTCTTGGACAGAAATTCAAGAAGGCAAAGATTATTTTGAGTGGGATGGTGAGGTAGATTTAATCCTCACCAATCCACCCTTTAGTATTGCAAGAGAATTTATTGAGCACTCCATAGCGTGTGCTTCAACAGTAATCATGTTATTAAGAATTAATTTTTTAGGAAGCCAAGCAAGACATGATTTTTGGAAACAATTTACACCTGATGGGCTGGTCGTACTTAGTAAAAGACCTTCATTTACAGGCAGTGGAACTGACTCTACTGATTACGCTTGGTTTATATGGTCAGACATAAAACAATTACATGGACTTAGGTGGATTAAATGATTTTATTTACAGCAGATTGGCATATTAAATTAGGACAAAAAAATGTCCCCACAGCATGGGCTTGTGCTAGATATCAAATGTTTTTTGAACAAGTGCAAGATGCTATTGACGAACATAATGTTTCCTTACATATCATAGGCGGAGATTTATTTGATAGAGTTCCTTCTATGGATGAACTTACTCTTTACTTTGATTTTGTTAAACAACAAAAAGTAAGAACAATTATTTATGATGGAAACCACGAAGCAACTAGAAAAAATCATACATTTTTTAGTAATTTAATTCGTGCCACAAATAGTATAAATCCTCTAGTAGAAGTAGTAACAGAAACACACTACGAGGATAATTGGGCAATTCTTCCCTATGCGGATTTGCATAAAAAGAAACAAATAGAAAGCATCCAAGCAGATGTTTTATTTACTCATGTTCGTGGAGAAATACCACCTCATGTAGTACCAGAAGTAGATTTAGATAGATTTGATAAGTTTGATGTTGTATTTGCTGGAGACTTACATGCTCACGAGAATACTCAACGAAATATTGTG